TCTTCCACCTTCGGTTCTTCTTTAACTTCTGGTGTAGTAAAGATTTCACTACTGGTTATTTGTCCTTGTGGTACTGGCATTTTCTATCCATTTCTCTAGGCTTTGTATTACCCAAGCATCTTCTATTCTACCTCTACGCCTTTTAACTATAACGAAGGCTGGAGGTTCAACCACAAGCCCCCGCGCCTTCGCATAGTTGGCTGCCTCAGCTTGGGCTTCAGCCCAGAACTGCGGAAGATCTAATGACTTTCTATTCTTACACTCCAGAATATAGGTCTGACCTGCGATTATGGTGACGATATCACCTTCATCATTGGCTCCTGCCTTAGCAAGTCTTTCAGCAAAGTGTCCTAGTTTGCGTAGATACTTCATCACATCTGTCTCAAACTTAGAACCCTTAGCCTTATTGTAACTAGACATAGGAGCTCACATTGGAATTACGGATTGCTCTGCCATAAGAATCAGAGTCAGATATCTGGCAGGTAGCAAAGTTTACAAAGAGTCCTACATAATCCTTGCCATCTGCTTGATGCTTTCCAAAGCGATTCTTTACTGGTGCAACCCTCAAAGTATTTTCTATTGGGCTATAGCCAAGAGTAAGTATCATCGCAGGTAGCTGACTCACCTTGCCGTGAATAGCACGGCGAGCTGAAGGTTCAGTTGGATTACCATACTCACTCTGTTCTGAGACGTGATGTAGTACTAGCACACAGGCTTCAGTCTTCCTAGACATATCGTGTAGTTCAACCATAATCTGGCGCAGTCCTGCCCATTCATTATCAGATTCAGCAACAACATTCATTAGGTTATCTATGACGATCAGCTCTGGAGCCACCCCATAGAGTTCAATGTAAGCCTTGATTTCCATTTCTATATCATCAAGATTAGGACTGGAATCAAAGACCCATTGTATATGCGACATACTTTCCAAGTACTTATCATAGTAGCGAGGATTATCAGTAATCATTTTCTCAACTGTCTGCTGAGTATGACCTGCTGTATGTGCAGATGCTCGCATCATTACTGTAGCGGTATCAGTATCTGCTGAGAAGAATAAAGTAGGAACCTTTGCCTGAATGGTATAGACCAGAGCGAACATAGACTTACCAGCATTGGGCGCAGCAGCGACCATACATACTTGGCCTCGTCTAAACTTTATATCTTTCTTCTCTAGATCTTTCCATACTGTAGGCAGGGGTTGTGCTGTAGTGCGAGAAGACTTCCAAGCTCTATCTAATCTAAGCACTACGCCCCTCCTTTGGCAGTTTTATATTTCTTTTCCTTCTGGCAGCCTCTAATTCAACGACTGTAAGGCCACCCCAGATACCGAATCTTTCGTTCTGTATACCCCATTCAGCGCATTCGGTTTGGTGGACACATCTTCCGCAGATAGTTTTCGCAAAACTTGTATGGTAACGAGAACTACTGTTTGTTCCAGTAACCTCTGGGAACCAATGGTCTCCTCCGACTTGTGCACATAGCGGAGCCTCGTATTCACGCGGCTCTCGCATAGTGTTACGCCCAAATCGTTGCCGCTTGTTGGTCCTTTGGAACCTTAGCACCAGTCCACTTAGGACCAGCAGAAGGATCAAACCAGCCCTTGTATGGCTTGCCAGTTGCCTGAGCTTTACCGTGCTTGAGAACCATCTTTCCACGAGAGCACTCTGGTGCGCTTGGACTGTTGTATACCCAAGTGTTGCCGTATTTATCTACAACTGTTTCTTCTCCGCCAGCAGATGGTGCTGATGCTACTGCTGGTGCACTAGCGTAAACGGGAGCAGCAGGTGCAGCGCTTCCATACGCTTGGCTTGTGCTGACAATAAGTGCTGAAAAGTCAGACGCTGCTGTTAGCAACGACTCCAATTCCTCCTTAGATGTAGCGTAAAGATTGATAAGAGTTCCATCTGGTGTCTTGAAATTGACTTGGAACTTTGTTGATTCTGGTGCAGCCATTTACTTACCTCCATTATGTTTGATTGAAAGGCGCAGACTATCCTTGCCTTTTATAGTTGGTACGAATCCAAGAATCTCTTGGACTTTATCTTTATCTACTTGCTTAGGTCCAGCCACTTCGGTCCATCTAACTTCAACACCTGTAGCTGTAACCCCGACAACACCAGTCAGTGCTTCTTTGATTGCATCCTTCTGAGTTGTCAATTCTTTTATCTTGTTATCTAACTGTAGATATTCCAAAGCCTGATTACTTGCCTCATCATTATCAATGAGTGGTAGTTCAGCCTTTGTATGTTCTTTTTTTAGACCAACGCATCCAATCTCACCAGATGCGTCAAAGTATTTACAGTAGAACTTACAGTAGCTCTCATCCTTTTCAGGTTCAGGAGCAACCTCACTTGTCTTAATAGCCTCTAACCAAGATAAGGCTTCAAGCGCGACAGCAGGGTCATACTTCTCCGTATGGACCTTGACATCGCGCTCGTCACCGTCTCGCGGTATTGCTACCAGATGAACATTAGTGACCTTCCCCAAGCCACTTTGGTCTATCAGGTAACCGTAAGTCTGGATTTGCCAGCGTTGTTGCTGACTTGGAAAGTAAGCGAGGTTCTTCAACTTCACTGTCTTCCAATCCACTACATCGCCTGTCCCAGGAATGTAGAGATCTACGTGGGCCTTCATTCCATTATGCTCAACAGTCTGCTCAAGCATAACTTCTTTATTGTTTGACAAAGCCTTTTCAATGGTGTCGTGGATAGCAGTTCCCATAATTGCAGCGAGCTTTAACTCTCCGCCATTGGTCTTTTGTTGTCCGTTTAATTTATACCAGACCTTGCGGCGACAGCCGCCTAATTCTGATGGACCTATCTCTGTTTGTATTGACCTGCCACGAGAGTTCTCTTTCTCATAGAGAGCTTTAACAAGTAAATCTTTTACATCCATTTGTATTCTTCCCACCTGTTTATTGTAATCCGAAAGAATATCAGATTGATTACAAATATTCTAGCCAACAACTGCTTGGGCATATCTTCATATTCTCTGTAGTAATCAAGACCAAAACCCCAGTTGCCTAAGCTCCCGCGAGTTACATACATAGTCCATCTTTGATTCATAGCAACCTCCCTTGAGTGACACATTGAATCGGAGGGCAGGTATTGATGTCAAGGATGCTGGCTATTTCAACGGCGCGTCTGGCGTGTTGCTCTACATTACCCAAAGTGAGACGACCCACACGATCATAAAGATAACCGAGAGCATAAGCACCACCACTGCCGATTCCATAAATGCCTTCATCCGACTGGATGAACGAGAGGTCTGTTGCAATATGGAATAGGTTGCCATCAAACGATACAAGGTAGTCAAACCCTGCTTCTTTATCTTTCGCTGCTTCATAAGGTTCATATCCATTCTCTTTGAATGCTTTAAGTATGGATGGCATAACCTTCTTACCCATCCAAGCCACGGGATCAGCTCCCTTGTAGGGTGGCGGGCTCCAGTTATAGGCGAGTATGTCACCAGGTCTGGAATCACCTACCAGTCCCAGTAAGTATTTACCAACACTAATAATCTTTGGTGTAGTACTACTTATAGTCCGTAAGTTATCTTCAGTAATCTGGCTATCAGCAGCCAGTATCACTAAGTCTTCTATCTGTATTCCTACCAGTGTCGTCATAGCAGAGAAATATACCTTCCTACGGCGTGTCGTATCAGTAACGACACACCTTGTCATTAAAATATGAGCGGAGCGAATAAACAATAACAGCGTTCCGAGCCGCCTAGAGGCGGCGAGAGGCGACTGACATCAGGAAGGAGCCGTGAACTCAGTGTTGTTCCGTCTACTTCGGCTGCTGAAATATAGCACTCCTCTGCCACCAATACAGGCAGCTAACCTTAGAATCTTAGGACCAGTCCACGCCTGCTCTTGTGGCTCTACAGTCTTTAATATCTTTGCTCAGTTTGAAGACTATGAGATTGCTTGGTGGGGTTTAGATGGAAGCTGTGCTAACTGTGGCAACTTAGTCAAGGTGCCTTGTCCTATTGATAAGAACGAGAATAGTTTTTAGGCATAAAAAAAGAAGCCCCCATCACCTTGTGGGTGACAGGGGCCTTTTGCCTCGCGCTTGCTACAAACTGTTAGTTTGAACCACGTCCAAACTCTGGGGCTGATTTATCTAGCCACTTGAGTACTGGACCTAGGAAGCCAGCCAAGGCTGCAGTTCCAAGGACCTTAAGATCAGTCTCTCCTGCTAGGTATAGTGCAATAGCTGCAGCAGCGGCTGCACGAAACCAAGTAAGACCGACTTGCTTTAATTGTTCCATTAGATTGCCTTTCGTTTTGTATTGTGAACCTTGCAGCAGGTGCATACTGGTACCAAATTGGTACCTTTTGCTACCTTCTTCTTTGGCTGAGGCTGTAATTTAGCCAGAGCCTGGTTCACAATTTTAGGTTGATTCATCCACCAGAACCAAGGGCTAGTGTCATTAGCCATATCAGCGTTGATAGAAATATGAAGATGCTTGACGTGAGAATTACTACCCCTGTAAGGACGATTGCCAGAACTAGCCAACTGGCGTGACCAAATCTTCTTATTGAAGATAAGGTAGGAAACGCGCTCATCCTCTTTAAGTTTTTCAAAAATAACGGCACAGTCAATACCTGCCTTTGGGTCGTGGGTCAGGTCTACTGCTAGTCCAGTATTGTGATCTGAGTTAGGACTTGCCTTGATGTGAGCCTTGCTTGGCAGTAGGCCATCCGATGCCTTCTTGCGATTGGGAACAAGCGCAGTTGCCTGCCTTAGAACGGCAATGGCTGCAGGTGTTGCACTCTTTACAACAGGTTTCATTCATTTCCTCAATGCTTCCTTGACTAAATCGGTTAATAATTCTACTTTTTCTTCTAGTGAATTGACTTTATCCTTAAGACTGGAGCCACCATTGGGGCGCAGTTCATATAGGTAATGCTTAACTAGCCAGCGTACAACGCCAGCAAAGCCAGCGATAACTGTGATTACTGCTACTACCAGACTTGCCCATTCTGTTGGTGTCATTTATACGCTCCGTATTGTCACTACAAGTAAGCCTCCAAAGCCAGAGAACTTCTTATCTTGTGGGGTTTTATTGATGAAATCCATCTCTTCTATCAGGCCAATAAAGGATTCACCTGTACGGAAATCCTCTATTCGGATGGAATCGCCTGCGTTTTCTACTGCTTCTAGTTGCTGCATACGGTCCCAAGAAGAGCCTTCATAGCCCACTTCTACTCCGAACTTATCACTCTCGTGATCAAAGCAGAATAGCGGATATTGAATCAGCCTCTGACGGGGAACTGCTGGTAAAGACTTTAACTGATAACCAGTAAACAATGGTCCCTTGGTATTATCAGTTGATGAACGCGTTAGAGTAAACTTAAATCCTAGATACTCTTGCGCTCCTACTGGATATGGAATACCAATTTCTTGGACTGTTCCCTGTTGTGCAATAGACCCTATTGAGAACTCATTATCATTAGAGTCAATGGAATAGATATTCATACCACCATTTGCGGTATCAATACGAGGGTTAAGTAGTTTGAATAGCTTGCCTTCTAAGGTGTTATATCGCACATAACCTGTGCGTAATTCTCCAGATGCAACCAGTCTACTTGCAGACTCAATATAGACAGAGCCATTGCCAGCAGTAGTAGCGTTAGTAGTAAAGGCTAGGCGGTCTGTGCCGTTGATAAAAGCGCAGGCTGTAGTCTCTCTAGTGGTATCACCATTAGCATTATAGGTATCATAAGCATAAGGAAATACCAGTGGCGCTATCTGTGTAGATAGGTCAATGCGGATAGTTCCTGGCTCATCATCTACGCCAGTTGCAGCCCAAGCAAATCTATCTCTGAAAGCAAAGTCATAGACAGGCTGGTTGTTCTCCCAAATAAGAGGGCCATAGGCTAGAGATCCATCATCTGCTACAACAGCAGCGCGGATACCTTTAGTAGTTCCGATAAGCATATAGCCAAGGTAGTAAGCAATCTTATAGATACGCTCTCCGCTAGGCATTTCAGCAGCAGTGATAGCGCTGGTCAAGGTAGGCATCGTTCCATTAGATGCCAAGGTAAACTTCTGGATATTGGATTGGGTTCCTGAAAAGCCAGTGGTATAGATAGCAACGCCGCTTGAAGTAATACTTGTGTATACAAAGTCATCTACTGGGTGGGTATAGACAGCAGTAGGTAGGGCAGTTGCAGCCGTAGAAATCTCATAAACTTTATTGTTGATACAGGCAACGATACGTTCCTTGGTGAACTCCATTACCACATTCTCAGCGATAAGACCTGTTACTTGGAACATTTGGGTTGCAGCGACAGATGAATATTCGGTCAGCAACTTATTATACATTGTGAGTTTAGTTGAACCACCGCTTGTAACGTTAGTAATCCAATAGCAGTAAACTCCATCATCACACATCGCATATACCTTGTCATCGGTACCAGTGTTATAGTCTACGAAGTGCTGAACATCGCTTGTAATAGTGCCTGTAGAGGCTGTAGATGCCACATCAGAGGCAGTCTTAGCATAGGTCAAGGTGGTTGTAGTAGGAACTGTAGAGATGGTATAGGTACCATTGAAGGTAGCATCTACGCCAGTAACATCAATCTCCATACCTACTGCTAGGCCGTGAGCAGCACTGGTTGTCAGGGTAGCCACATTGGAGGTCAGAGCCTTATTAGAGACAGTTGCAGTAATGGTTGGGTATATCTTGTCAATGTCAAAGCCATCAAGCATTAGGCAGCCAAGGAACTCATTATAGGTAGTAGCACCAGTGTTCTTTAGTTGCTTCCATTGAATGGAGCGAAGGTGCTGTTGCGGTCTAAGGTTGTCATTGAGAGTGGCAGTTGTATGATGAGTAGCATCAGTATCAAGAATCAGAGTTGCTTGGCCCTTAGTCCAGACATCTAATCCTTTGGACTCTGTGTATTGGAAGCGCAGTGATTCATCCTGAGCTGGTTCAAAGTATTTAATACCTTGACCTAGATGAAATGATGACTGAGATCTAAACCACCAACCAGTTAGAGACTGCTCTCCAGCCTCACGGGTCTGGTCATATTGTTGCTTACGATACTGCGCCGTTACACGGCGATAGGGTGAGTCATCACTGGCAGCCAGAAAGAATGGCAAGCCGTTGATAGCTATATCGTAGGAAACACCTGTAGCTTGAAAGTTAGTAGAGCCAGCAGGATTGGAGAGGGTATATGGAATGCCTTCTGTCACGTCACTTCCGAAGGACATTGTGCCACCTTTCTAAATACTCAACCGCTGCTCGCAGTATTTCTGGATTATCTCTAAAATTGCCTAAAGCAATATTGCAGTTGTGGCACAAGACTCCTCTTGGTTGATTTGTCTTGTGGTCGTGATCTGCGTGAAACTGACCTTTGCCACCAGGAGTATCTGTACCACAAATAGCGCAAAGATTACCCTGATCCGCTAATCTTTCTTCGTACAACTCTTGCGGAAAGTTGTATAACTTAGCCCTAGACCAACGTCTACGATTGTTGGTAGCACGTATTTTATTTTCTGGATTGTTTCTATACTCAATATATCTAGGTTTTTCGCATTCTTTGCAAGCATATCTATATCCTCTTGCAAATTTAGATTCCTTAAAAAAAGAGGACTTGGGAAGTATCTTACGACACTTACTACAAGAAAGATCATCAGATCCGTAGGACAATTACCTACTCCTTACTTAGAGTGCTGCGATTTCTTCTGCTGTTAAACCAAGTGCTGCAAGTTTAGCCTTGGCACTTGCCTTAGCCTCTGCCTTAGCCTGTGCTGCTGCATCATCTAGCGCTTTCTGTGCAGCATAAGCAACTGCGTCTGCCTCGCGCTGTG